CAAACATAATAATTCATTGGATAATTTACAACTTGTAGACCAATGGGATAATATGAAATACGGAATAGAAGCAGGAGTATTGTATGGTGCTGCAAATCCAAAACACCCAATGTATCCTTATTAAAATAAACAATATGAAAAAGACAATTAAATGCATAGGTTGCTTCATCCGTATAGGAAGCATATTAGAACACATTATAGGGTTAGTAACTCTTGGATGGGGAAAACATACGGCAAGTTGGGTTGCAAGGAAATTAGGATACTCTAATTGCGGTTGTGATAGACGCAGAGTATATCTCAATCAACTAACTTGTAAATCATATTCAGAAACAATTAGTATATTATAAAACACAAACATTATGGGAATTAGCTACGCAGAAGCACCAAAGGAACAAGAATTATTAGTAGATGAAAACTCAATCTATATGGTAGACTGGTCAAAGATGCAATCAGTAAACGATATGATTTTAATCTTAGCAAGTATGGCAATTGGATTTCCAGGCAACCATCCTAACATCCAAGCATTAAAACCATTCTTAAATCTACAAAATCCTATTAAACCACAAGGACAACCAGAACCAAAGTCTGTTTCATTACCTAAATTAAAATCATTGAAGTAATATGGAACTAACAGAAGTACAATTAGAAGAACTAAAAGGTATTCTAAAACAAATTACGACTAGATTGCCAGAGGATAAGGCACATTATGTTTGGAATACATTCAATCATATAAGAGGTGAACACGAACCTCAACCTTGTATGTGTGGAAGTAGTGGAGCACATTGGAAAAGAGCAGTTGACTTTCTTAATGATTACATAAAGAATAAGTAAATGATAGATTCAGGTAGTATACAATACAATGAATGTAAACAAAGACTAACTAATCTATATGTGGATTCAAATCATTGGTTAATTAAACACGCATCAAAGATTACTAAAAGTAAAGAAGAGGGTGAAGATTTAGTACAAGAACTTTATGAGTATCTACATAAGAAATGTAATCCAAAGATATTTTGGGGTACTGCATACAATATGTTTTATTGTTATCGTTTTTTAGAAAGCAGATGGATAAATAAGACAAAGAAATTGAATAGAGTTGTATACAAAGAAGAGATGCCTGAAGAAGTAATGGAAGAGGAGTATGATATAGATAGAGATTTGGAATTGCAGACTGCACATGAAGAAGTGATGCAAGAGTTGCAAAAACTTAAAGTAACAAGAATGTGGCCACAAGCAAAGATATTTGAACTCTATTGGATGTCGGACAAAACGCTTGACGAAGTTGCAAGAGATACAAAGATAAGTAAGAGTACTGTATTCCTTTCAGTTAAGAAAATAAGAAAGTATTTAGAGAGTACATTGGATAATCCATTTAATAAATAAGTTATGGCAATATGGAATACAAAGTTTGACCACAAGAATGGTGAAACAAGACAATGTAAAGAATGTGGTGAAACATTCCATGCAAAGAAACCTGTATATACATGCCAACCTTGTCAAAACAAAAAGCAAAAGATAGTTGAACAAAAAAAAAGGACTTTATACCAAAAGAAAGAGAACTATCCATTTGACACAAGAACTAATGAAGCAGGTAGTAGATTTCATAGAATACAAAGAGAATTAAGGAAAGCATGGATTGAATTTAAAAAGACTGGTGATAAAAGTATCATAACTCAACACTATGATAAACAAATAAAAGAGATAGAGGAGAATGGAATATTAAAGTGGATATTGGACAGACGAGATAAAGAAACATTAGAAGCTAAACAATCAAAGAGTAGAAATAATATTCAAAAGGATTATCCAAATCATCATGACTACTACGAATACTAATATAGATTATCAGTATGTGCAACTTAACTTTGATTGGAACTGGATAAAGGATAAGCAAATAGTACATAAAGGAGATTGGAAAGGAGGAGCACTTTTTATTTTAGATAGTGAAGGCAGATTAGTAAAAGGATATGGATACGATTTAATAGACATAAGATAAAATAAAAGATTATGAAGTGGTATAATAAGAATAAAGATATAATAACCCTATTACTTGCATATCTCCTTGCCATTGGATTATTAGTATGGTGGTCAACCAAAGTATCCCTTTAACTACAAACACCGACTATGAGTGTTTTAATAGTATACAAACCGAATAAATAACGGGCAAAAAACAATTATGGCAAAGTTTGAAGTAGGAAATAAATTAGGTGGTAGAAAAGTTGGTTCTCTTAATAGGAGTACTGAACAGGCTAAACTAACTATTGCAAGATTAGCAAATAGAGGATTAGATAATATAATGGAAGACTTTGATAAAATAAGAAAAGAAAGTCCAATAGAAGCGGCAAAACTTTATCTGAAATTATTAGAATACATTGTACCAAAGAAATCATCAATGGAGATAAGCGGTGAGATAGACCATAGAATACAGCAAGTAAGTATTAATATAAACAGAAAAGATAGTGGAAATTAATATTGATACAACTGTAACATTTGAACATCTATTAGATTCTAAACATAGAGTTACACAACATATCGGAGGTACAAGAAGTGGCAAGACATTTGGCATCTTGCAGTATCTTATTGTAGAAGCAATCAAAATACCACAAACCATTACTATTGTTAGAAGAACTATTCCCTCACTCAAGCGAACTGTCATAAAAGATTTCACCGATATACTTAAATCATTAGGTATATTCAATGAGGACAATTGGAATGTAAGTGATAGAACTTATAAGTTGCAAGATAGTTTAATTCAGTTTATTAATTCCGATGACCCTGAGAAGTTAAGAGGATTAAAATCCACTATATTGTTTATCGATGAGGCAAGTGAGATAGATGAGGAAAGTTATTTTCAGCTAAGTATTAGAACAGAAGGTAAGATAATACTGGCATACAACCCGACTGTATCGCCATACCATTGGTTAAGACAGATGAATGATTGTGAGAGATTCATTACCACTTATAAAGATAACCCATATATTCCTGCTGAATTAATAAAAGCAATTGAGGATTTACAATTCACATCACCTAAAAAGTATTTAATCTATGGTAAAGGTGAGTTTGCTGCAAATGAAAAGGCTATTTATAAGTTTGATATCGTTGATGACTTCGAAGCAGAGTTTGTTGCATTCGGATTGGATTGGGGTTATTCGCAAGACCCAACGGCAGTAGTTGCTGTGTATAAGAATGGTAATGATTTATATTTGGAAGAGGTGTTGTATGAAAGAGGATTAGTGATGAATGATATAATAACTGCACTAAATAAAAAAGAGATAGATAAGAGTTATGAGATATGGTGTGATAGTTCAGAACCTAGAAGTGTAGAAGAATTGTATCGTAGTGGATTCAATGCAAAGCCTGTTAAGAAAGGGCCTGATTCAATTAAGTTTGGTATATCAGTATTACAAAACTACAACATACATTTATTAAAGACAAGCCAAAACTTAATTAATGAGATGTATGCATATCAGTATTCAACAGACAAACACGGATACACAACCGATATACCTGAAGGTGGGATGGAGCATTTGTTAGATGCTGCACGATATGTTGCACTTATGAAATTAACACAAAAGGCTGCAAAGAAAGGAAGTTACGCTATTTCCTTTGGTAATTACAAATATTAATCGTATATTACAAATATGGAAAAATGGAAAGACATAAAAGGATATGAAGGAAAATATCAGGTAAGTAATTTAGGTAATGTTAAATCACTGCAAAGATTTGCAAATCATTGGCAAGGTGGTATACGAATTGTTCCTGAAAAGATATTAAAGCAATTTATAAAGCAAGGCTATTACTATGTAGATTTGGGTAATAAAAAGCAATATAGAGTTAATAGATTAGTTGCTTGTGAATTTTTAATTAATACATATAATAAAGCAGAAGTAAATCACAATGATGGAAATAAATTAAATAATCATGCAACTAATTTAGAATGGGCAACACGTTCTGAAAATATGAAGCATTGCTATAAAACAGGATTATGGAACAATCAACACACAATCAACAAGTCTGGAACGAAAACGAAATAAAAGATTTAATACTATACGCTAAATCATTACAGGAAGAAGTAGATACAAAATCTGCTCAATTGATTATGATGCAAGCGAAGTTAGAGAATGAAGAAGCAAAGGTAAGAAGATTGACATTAACGCTAAAACAATTTATGAATATATGATAAAGGAAATAACATTAACCATACCGACAGATTGGAGTGGTGTAACATTAAAGAAGTATTTAACTCTACAAAAAGATATGAAGAACTATGGTGATGATGAAGAAGCACAAACTGCTTTAATGTTGTCTCACTTATGTGGATTAAATGCAGAGTATATTAAGTCTCTTTCAATTGAAGATTATAATACAGTTCGTATGACATTAGAAGGATTTATTACTAATACTGAATATCCCTTGCAAAAAATAATTAAGATAGACGGCAAGGAGTATGGATTTGAACCTAACCTATCACAGATGTCTTATGGTGCATATGTAGATATCAGTAAGTTTGGACAATTAACTATTGATGATAACTGGCCAAAGATAATGTCAATACTATATAGACCTATTACAGATAAGAAAGGTGATATGTATTCTATTGAAGCATACAAAGGTGAGATAGATGATAAACTATTTTTACAAGTTCCAATGGATATACAATTCGGCACCTTGTTTTTTTTTGTCAATTTGTTAACGGACTTGTTGAACGGTACCCTGAAGTATTTGAAGGTGGAGGGGATGCCACCCAACATCAAATCAATTTTGGAAAAAAGTGGGGAAATTACCAAACGCTTATTGAACTTGCAGACGGACAATATGGTAGGATAGATTGGGTAACGGAGCAAGCATTAGAGAAATGTTTATTATATCTTGCATACAAATCAGACGAAACTACCTTAAAGAACTTACTACATAGAGAAGCATTAAAGAAACAGCAAGGGTCATAACGATTTTTTGGGTTATAAGTGTTTTTAATAAAATACA